ATAACTTTCTCTTGCTGATTTTATAATTGGTTCCCACTCAGAATAAGAAGCATCAGCTTGAATATGCCACAAAACATCATATTTTGAATCATCAAATGCATCTAGAGCAGTTCTAAACTGATCAGAAAAATAACATTCGTTCCCAATATTAATCCAACCCTCTTTTGTATTATCATCATCAGAATTTATTACAACTACATCTAATAACGGAGATAATTGTTCTTGCAATTTGACAGCATTTTCAAACTGACCTTTCCAAGAAAATATATAACATAATATTTTTATTTCGCCCATGGATATTTTCCTTTATATTGACTATCAATTACACTGTTTCCCTGTTCAAAAAAATCTTTTGATACAGAACCCACATTTCCACCTAATCTATAATTTATTGTATATTTACCAGAACATTCATAATTAGGAAAATGTTCATTTAAAATAGAGAAAATAACACGATCTTCACCCCAACCACAATGCCAAAATCTTGATATTTCTACAGCTATATTTCTTGGAATACAATAACAATTAGTATCAACCATGTTAGTATTTGTATAAGCGTTCCATTTCCCCAAACTTTCACAATTATCTTGAAGCAAATAATCGCCATCAGGAGAATATATATTTCTTAAACTATATGCCCATTGGCATCCAGTAGATTCTATTGTATTAATCATATATTCAATATGATTAGGCTCATACCAATTATCTTGATCAAGATAGAAAACATAATCTTTATTTACTAAATGGGAAAATGCAGCATATACTCTTTGTCCATAAAATCCATTTGCGCCAACATTTTCTTGTAAATAAACAACCTGTTTGTTTAAATTTGGATGTTTATCTATAATATTATCAACTTTAGATTTATATTCAGGACCATCAACAACAATTAATGTTGTTACATCTTTATGAGTTTGATTCTCTAAACTTTTTAATGTTTGATCTAAAACAACAGAACCAATTGTTGGAATTATTACAACAGCACTACTCATTTTATCCATTCCATAATTCGTCTCACAACATCATCAGATGTATGACCATCCCAAACGACACCAAATTCCAACTCAGCAATCGGAAGAATTTCCCAAAATTCGTCTACAGGAAGGTGATATGTAACATCACCTGTTGGTAATCTCATACCAGCAATAAACCAACCATCCCAAGATGTACCATCGCTGTGTTTTTTACTCTTCCAAGAAGCTTGTGGGTGAGACTTTAACAATGCAGCAAATAGTGTACATCTATGTGCATATAATTCTGACATTGTATGATAACCATCAGATATATCAATATCTTCACCAACAACTGTATATCGTTTTTCCATATTTTATACCTTGAATCCACTAAATGAGTTTTTATCTATTTTCTTTTTACTTCCAAAAGAAGCAGCATTATATTCAGGTTCAGGAGAACCAGTATCAACTAATCCGTCTTGAGCTGAATCTTCAACATCGTACAACCTCATTTTTGCACGATCAATTCCAACAACAAAACGTTTATTTAAATTTAAATCTCTAAATCTATTTTTTAATTGTTTTACCATCAATTGATTCAATTCTTGAAGTTCTTCAGAGTTAATAATAGACACCATAAAGTCCGCAATATGAGCAATACCGAAACTTTCTGAGATATCGGTCATATCGGTATCACTAGAATTTGCTGCGCCTCTGGTGGTCTGTGTGGCGCTCACAATAGGAACATTAAACTCTTGAGCCAAACCCCTTAATTCCTCACCAATAGCTTTAATATATGTGTAGGAATTAACTGCCCCCGACATCTTCATTCTTGAAGACGCTATGATATTTAAATAATCAACAAATATAACATCAGGGACAAAATTCTTTTTTAATCTTAACTCATTTAAAAGAGTTCTGAAATGTGTCACAGAAGCACAAGATGTTGGATATTCTTTTATAAACAATTTTCCAGAAGTTTTAGATTTTACGAAATTTATTTTTTTCTCATATTGAGCTTTTGTCATATTCATTAAATCGTCCATATAGACATTTAATAAATTTGCATCAATTCTTTTTGCAATTTCTTCTTCTGCCATTTCAGCAGTTATATAAAGAACGTTTTTACCAGATTGATAAAAACTTGTTGCAAAATCGCACATCATCAAACTTTTTCCAGAATGTGGAGCAGCTAGAATTATTGATAATGTTTTCTTAGGTAAACCTCCATTTGTTATCTTATTAAACCAATTTAAACTAAATGGAATTTTTTCTTCAGTTCTATGATAGTATTCATATCTCGAATCACTATCATCAACATATTCATGACCAACACTAGAATCAAAAGAAATAGCTAATGCATCAGATAGCAATTTTGGAATAGATCCTTTAGATAAATCAGGATGTTTATTTTCTAAAATTGAAATTGATTCAACAACAGCATTATATACTGCTTTTTCTTGACAAAATGTTTCTGTTTTATCAATCAACCATTCCAATTCAACTGTTTCTGCTTTCGATTCATGAAACTCGTTTAATAATCCAATTGCATCACTATATTCTCCATCAGATAAAGATTTATTTTCTAATTGGATAATTAATGATTCATAAGTTGGCAAATTACCATATTCTCCAATGAAAGAAGTTATTTCATTAAATATTAATTTTTCACTTCTTTCACTAAAATAATCTTGTTTTATAAACGGTAAAACTTTTCGAGAATAATCATCCCAATATTGCAGATTCTTTAGAATCAGTTTGTTCAAGTTCAATAGTATTCTCCGCACTTTTTGCTAAAATTGACATTAAAATATCACCAATTTTAGTTTTAAATTCAATTGTCTGAAACTCTTCTTCAGTGTAACCAGACGAATCAACAATATCATAATTAAAACTCAACATTGCCGGAAGATCTTCATCTGTAACATCATCTTTTGCTTCTGATATTGAAACACGAGAATATGTATAAATTACATCTTCAAAATTACCACTAATAATCTTTATACCAGCAGCACCATTAGCCTCAATGAAAGTATAATCTATTTCCTCTTTATAGTCAAGCATTATTTTCTCCTACCAAATATTAAACCAATATCCAATTCCATGAACCCATGCAACAGGAAATGCAATAGCACCAGCAATCAAAAAACCCCAAGATGCAGTTTTAATACAAACAACAACATGAGTTATCCATGCTGATAATAATACAACAATAAGACAAATTGCAAATATTGCTCCTGTCAATTCAGCACAATTTTTATAATTCTTCATCATCATCCCCAATTTCTGCAAATGTTTGTTCTATATCTTTATCTGAAGCTAAAATATTTCCATGAGATACTTGATAATTAGATTTAATCCAATCTTGAAAAGTTTTATCTAATAATATTTTATTCCAGAAGTCCTTTGTATCTGTATCTTTAAGGCGATATTTCTTTTCTTCAACCTCGCCTGTCGCAGTATTAACTCGCGAATACCAACCATTAGATGGTTTTACAACATGTCCTGATTCTAGAGCCATATCAATTAAACCTGACCAAGAACTTAAACCGCCTTCATATTTTACAGTAATTGGTATTTTTGATTTTTCACGAACATGTCTTGATTTTTCAACATTTATAATAAAATTATACCCAACAACATCAGTACCTTCTTTTTCTTGTTGTCTGCCCAAGATGTAAATATTATCAGCAGAAAGATAAACACCAGTATTATGTGTGATAACACCATTTTCTAGTACATATTGATGATTATCAGCAACAGTTATATCAAATACGTTTCTTTTACCAACTTTTTCTATATTAACAATTTTCATATTTTTTTCTCTTTACAATTATCATTATGCCAGCGTTTAATATTACCGACCACACTTTCTTTCCCACAATATATGCAAATTTCACGTTTTTGAAATGATGATGTTGTTGCCCAAACATCTTTATCCATAACAGTATCAAATATATTTTTTTCCACTTTTTGTATTTCACAATGTTGTTATATCATCTCCAATACTAAGTTCCTTTGCCGATACAAATTCTGAATTTTTAAGAAATGGGTGTTCATCAGAGCAAATTACAGAGTAACCATCTTCAAATGTAATTTTATAACATTCTGGATTTCCATCTAAAAGTGTCTCTGGGTTCCAACTATGTGTAACAATTTTAGGACCATCTTGAGTTTTAACCAAACATCCAGGTGTAATATCCTCAATAGATTTTAACGATCTATCAAACATTTGAATTTTAGTGCCTGCTACAACACAACCCCCGCTAACGACTGGTTTACTGAACATTTCCTGAGTCATATAGATATGATTTACTGCTACCATAGGAATATCATATTTAACTAGATATGGTGTAATCATACGAAACATAGATTTCATAGATTTTGCACGAGTCATATCAGCAACAGATTTACCATCAATAGCATCATCAGTTTCTTTTTTACTAGCCATATTTCCTAAAGAATCAACAACAAATATTACTTTGTCGCCTCTAGTAATATTTTGAAGGTGATTAATAATATCAAATTTAAACTCTTCCATATTCATAATTGGGGTATGGAGAATTCTATCTTTATCCATACCTAGTGAATCAGAATACGCTTCGGGTGTATCAAATTCGCAATCATAAAATACTAATACAGATTCTGGATATTTATCCATATATGCTTTAGCTAAAATCAAACAAAAAAGGCTTTTAAAATGTTTACTAGGACCACAAAATAATGAAAGTCCTGGAGTTAATCCGCCATCCAATCTGCCTGATAATGCAACATTAAACGCAGGAATTGGAGTTGTTATCATATCCTTTTTAGTAAAAAATTTTGATACAGATAAAATAGATGATTCTTTTATCGTTGAATTTTTTTTAAGTTTTTCAAGTAAACTCATAATATTTCCTTTAATTAAGAAAAAAAGTCTTCAATAGAATTGGTTTTTTCAGTTGTCCAATCTAATATTTGAAGGATAGATTTTATTGGTTCTAAAAATGTTTTTTCAAATTGTTTATCATAATCGATATAATTTTCAAGTTTAAATTCTTTTGGAAGTTCAGAGGGAAATCCAATAACAATATCTTTAATTGGGTTTG